GTAGTTTTAAATGGTGATATACATACTGAAACAAAAGAATTAGCAGGGTTAGATTCAAGAGACCTTGCAAAAAGATTTTACTACTGCTTCCTTTATGGTGGTGGTGTAAAAAAGATTGCCTTAGTAACAGGTAAGAGTACAAAAGAAGCAAAGAAGATACGAGAAAGATTTTTAAATAATCTTCCTGCTTTGAGTAAGTTATTAAAGCAAGTACAACAAGCGGCTGAAAGAGGATATTTAATAGGTCTTGATAAAAGACAAATTAAAATTCGTTCAGTTCACGCCGCACTCAATTCACTTTTACAAAGTGCAGGAGCGATAGTTTGTAAGCAGTGGTTAGTTGAGTTTAACAAAGCTGTTAAAGAATATTCTGATGTTCAACAGGTTGTTTGGGTGCACGATGAAATCCAAGTAGAGTGTCCTGAAGATACAGCAGAAGAGATAGGAAAGTTAGCCGTAGAATCTATTAAGCGTACTGGTAAACATTTCAATTTAAGATTACCTTTAACGGGAGAATATAAAATAGGAAATAATTGGAGTGAAACACATTAATGAAAAAGAAAAATAATAAATTTGATTTCAACGCTAAGAGTAATTTTATGAATGATTTACCCTTTGGCGAAAAATATGAGGACGAGCTTAAAGTAGCCTTAAATGGTCAAATGGAATGTAAAGCTGATAGGTTATGTCAGAAGACTGGTAACATATATGTAGAGACGGAAAGCAGAGGGAAGCCTTCAGGTATTAATGTTACTACAGCTAAGTATTGGGCGTTCTGTTTATGGGTAGAAAAACGTGAAGCTCAAACGTGGGCTATTGTCCCTACAAAAATACTGAAAAAATTAATGAAGGATTATCCTATTAAAGTAGGGGGAGATAATTATACTTCTAAAGGGTATATTATACCTAAAGAAGATTTATTAAATCAAACAATATAAGGAAAGGAAAAATGAAAAAAAAGGTATTACTAATAGATGGAGATATATTAGCTTATAAAATAGCTACAGCTAATGAAGTGAGTACACATTGGGGTGATGGTTTTTGGACATTACATTGTGATGAAACTCACTGCAAGTTTGAAGTGGACGCTCAGATAAATGATTTAGGTTCTACTTTAGAAGCTGACGATTACATTTGTGCTTTAACTGATAAGAATAATTTTCGTAAAGATGTTCTTCCAAGTTACAAAGACAATCGTAAACAAAGACGTAAGCCTATGGTTTTAAATGCTCTTCGTGATTACATTATGAAAAAACATAATGGAGTTATGTGGAAAAATTTAGAAGCTGACGATGTTATGGGTATAATGGCAACTGAACCACACCCTACTGAAGACAGGATTATTGTTTCTATTGATAAAGATATGAGACAGATACCTGCTAAGGTTAGTAGAGATGGTGAAACAGTTGAGGATATACCTCAAAGATTAGCTGACTACTGGTTTATGATACAAACATTGGCGGGTGATAGTACCGATGGGTATAACGGACTGCCAAATGTAGGGGTAAAAACTGCTGAGAAAATGATTAAGCAGTATACTAATGTACCCCTTTTAGACCTATGGAAGATAGTAGTTGGTGCTTATAAGGCTAAAGGCTTTACTAAGAAAGAGGCTTTACAACAAGCTAGAGTTGCACATATTCTTAGACATAAAGAATACAATAAGAAGACTGGGAAAGTGAAGCTATGGCAGATAAAGTAAAACAACCACCTCACTATTTTAGATTTAAGATAGAACCTATTACCTTTATTATGCAGAATGATATTCCGTATGCTGAAGGTAATGCTATTAAATATATTTGTCGTTGGAGATGGAAACACAAAACTAAAGAAGCTCAGATTGAAGACCTAAAGAAAGCTAAACAATACATTGATTTAATATTAGAACACGAGGAGAATAAATCTGATGAACAAGTAAAACTTAAACTAGGGAATGACCCTTCGGGATTAAGAAAGACTGGTGTATTATAATGTTGAAGCACAACCATATAATCATTAGGGCTGAAGTAAAAAAACCACCGAAGGACATTCGCTTTGCAAGAAAATGGATAAGAAAATTTATTAAAGCAATAGATATGAAGATGTTAGGGCAACCTAATTCTCATTATGTCTATGATAAAGGGAATAGAGGACTTACTTGTCTTGCTATTCTTAGTACCTCACACATCGCTTTGCATACTTGGGACGAAGTGTCCCCTGCATTAATGCAATTAGATGTTTATTCGTGTAGTGATTTAGATAAGAAGATTGTTTTTAAACAGATAGAACAATTTGAACCAAAGGAGATAAATTATGTTACGATTGACAGGGATAAAGCTATTCATATTAGCAGTCCTTCTTAATGGGTGCAGTGAATTTGCCCTATTATCAAGTGGTAGTAGTTTAGCTATAAGTAATAATACATATGCAAAAGCCTATAGCGGTATAGATTTTGCTACAACCTTAACAACAGAAAAAGATATTAAAACTCACGCATATCATTATGTTAAAAAAGTTAAAGAACTTAAAGAGTCAGTTATTAATAATAATAATAAAATTGAAACTGTTAAAACTATACCAGTGGAAGAGTCTATTCTCTATCCACCTGATAGAAACTTATTACTAGCTTCAATATGGACTTATAAAGAAGATAAAATAAAAAACAATAGAATACAATTATATTCTATAAATCAAACGGGATATAAATTAACGAGATATAAATTAAAATGGTAAAATAAAATGGCGGATAAAAGATATAACTATAATAGTAAGAATCGTAATATGGCAGGAAATCCGATACACCAACCAACTGAAAAATATAAAAAAGGTTGGGATAGAATATTTGGTAAAAAGAAAACTGAATCAGAAAAATTACAAGAAGAATTAGAGCCTATAGATAAAGAAACAGAAAAGTTTTTTGATGATATAGCTAACAACACTCCTAACTCAGAACAATTTAATGACGAACCAAAAACTAGATTAGAACAAATGGCAAAATTAAAACACGACCCTATTGTAGATTAAAAAATGGATTATAATAAAGACAATTTACTAACCGACTTCGGTAAGACTACATTAAAAGATAGATACTTATTACCTGATGAACACTCTCCACAAGATGCTTTTATGAGAGCGGCGAAAGCCTTTTCAGATAATGAAGAAATGGCAGAAAGAATATATGAGTATGTGTCTAATCTTTGGTGTATGTTTTCTACTCCTATTCTCAGTAATGCAGGAACTAAAAGAGGTATGCCTATCTCTTGTTTCTTAAATTATGTGGGTGATAGTAGAGGAGAACTTGCTGAACACTATACAGAAAACGCTTGGTTAGCTTCTGTTGGTGGTGGTATTGCAGGATATTGGGGACACGTTAGGTCTGATGGAACATTAACTTCAGGTGGCTCTCAATCTTCAGGAGTAATTCCTTTTATGCACGTTGTTGATTCTTTAATACTTGCTTTTTCACAAGGCAAAACTAGAAGAGGAAGTTATGCTTCTTATATGGACATAACACACCCTGAGATATTAGAATTTTTAGATATAAGAAAACCTAGTGGTGGAGATATACATAGAAAATGTTTAAACTTACATCACGGAGTTAATATACCTAATACTTTTATGGAACTCATAGAGAACTGTATTAAAGAACCTACCTATGATGACAGTTGGGATTTAATAGACCCACATACAAAAGAAAAAGTGAAAACAATATCAGCACGAGATTTGTGGCAAAAAATTTTAGAGAATCGTGTTGCTACAGGTGAGCCTTATGTTTGTTTTACTGATACTATAAATGAAGATTTACCTCAACCACAAAAAGATTTAGGATTAACAGTTAATCATTCTAATCTTTGTACTGAAATTACCCTACCTACTAATGAAACACGAACAGCCGTTTGTTGTTTATCTTCCCTTAACTTAGAAAAATATGAGGAATGGAAAAAAGATAGTTTATTTATTCCTGATATGATTCGTTTTTTAGATAACGTATTACAATACTTTATTGACTATGCACCTGATGAATTATTCAAAGCGAGATTTAGTGCGAATAATGAAAGAAGTCTAGGTCTAGGTACTATGGGTTTTCACGCTTACTTACAATCACAAAACATTCCGTTTGAATCTGCTTTAGCCAAAGCAAAGAATCTCCAAATATTTAAAAAAATAAAAGAAGAAGCTGTAGCTGAATCAAAAAGGTTGGCAGTTAAGAGAGGGGAAGCTCCTGATATGGAAGGGACTGGTATGCGTAATGCACATTTATTAGCTATCGCACCTAATGCTTCTTCATCTATTATTTGTGGAACAACATCACCATCAATAGAACCTTATAGAGCTAATGCTTATGTTCAAAAAACAATGTCAGGTTCTTTCTTGGTTAAGAATAAATATTTAGAAAAACTTTTAGAAAAGAAAGGTATTAATACTGAAGAAGTATGGTCAAGTATTGTATCTAATAGAGGTTCAGTATTACATTTAAAAGAATTAACTGATTATGAAAAAGATATATTTAAAACAGCTATAGAAATTAATCAACAATGGATTATAGAACACGCCGCAGATAGACAGAAGTTTATTTGTCAAGCACAAAGTCTTAATGTATTTGTTCCTGCTGATGTAGATATAAAAGAACTACACGATATACATATGTTAGCTTGGAAAAGAAAATTAAAAACTCTTTACTATTG